CCATCGCTCACCTTAGTTGCCGCAATCTTCGCAGGTGCCTTCTTTGCCGCCATTGTGTGCCCCCCCTTCCAGCATTGCGCTTAGCCGGTGGATCATACCCATCACGGCATCTTCCTGTGTGTCTGCCTCGCAGGTGATCTCGCTGCCATCGCGGTCAACGATCACGACCACCCAGGTCTCGTGCTCGGTCTTGAGAACCTGCTTGTATTCATATCCGCACATCGCGGCCCATTGCACCAAGTCTGTGAATGCCATCTCACAACCCCCTTATGCGGTAGCCACGCGCTACCCTCTCACGCTTCTCGATCCTGCCGCTATCCGCAAGATCCTGAAGAAGCCGCTGCGCCGTTCCGTGCCCGATGCCCATCAACTCGGCGATCTCCCGTACGGTAGGAGCATAGCCGTGTTCTTGGACAAAAGCGCGGATGGCAAGGATCAACATCTCATCTTTGTCGGTCATTCAACCTCCAGCCTGTTCACAAGGCTCTGTGAGACCCTTCGGGTCTCTTCAAATGCTTCTTGGCCCAACCCCCAGGCATCCTCAGCGCGTAGCCAGCCGATCACATCAACCTCGCGAAAGCCGGTCTCTGGGATCGGATAGGCGACAAAGATCACCTTGCCCTTGTTCAGATCCTTCTCCCTGACCACAAGGCCGTTGTTCGGCTCCCGGATGCGGCGCACCTCGATGTTGCGCCCCACATCTGGCTCGTCGCGATGCTTCCAGTGTTCACCGGCTGGCCAGACCTTCGCGTGCCAATGGCGGCCTGTTGCCTTTGCCACGGCAGCCTCGGCGCACGCTGCGGCAAAGGATGCCGTCTCGTCGTCCTGCATCACCTCTCGGTGGTAGTAGGGCTTATCTGGTGACCCGGCGTTTGCAGCATTCCGACCGTCGCCTACCCGCTTGGCCTGAGCAAGTTCTTCGTCAGAGAGGGCAACAAGCACGCCCTTTGGTTCGTAGGCTGGGCTCACTTCTTCCCCCCTCGTGCCAGGATCTCTCCAATACTTGCCATCCCGCTCTTAGAGTAAGAGAGTCTATTCTCTATCTGTTCTGTTCTGTTCTTATCTAGGGCGTTCTGATTCCGTTCCAATTCCGTTCCGTGTGCGTTCTTGAATCGTTCCTTTCTTGCTGAAGCCGTAGGGTCAGCCTGGTGCTTTCCCCAGTTCGTGACGATGATCGAGCCGCCCTTGCCCACGGCGAGCAGGCCAAGCGCCAGGAGGCGCTTCAGGTGCTTGATTTCCGCGACACCAGCGACGCACGCCTTGAGGTGCGCCTCGTTCGCGAACTCCCCCTTCGGGGTCTGGTGGTACGCCTCAAAGAGCGCCGCGTCCCAGAGCACATAGGCTTCCGCGCCCTTCGGCTCAGAAAGCAACTGCACGATCTTCGGGTCTTTTAGCGTCCGAGTGTCCTTCTTGATCCACGCCATTTATGCCTCCTCCCAGGGCCGCCCAGCAACCCCAAAGTGTCCGTATGCTGCCGTTTCCCTGTAGATCGGGCGCCGCAGGCCGTAACGCTCGATCATCGCGGCTGGCCTAAAGTCCCAGCCCTTACGGACAAAGTCGGTGGCGGCCTTGTCATCGCCAGTGCCAAAGGTGTCCACGCTTACCATCACCGGCTCAGCGATTCCAATGGCGTAGGCGATTGAGACCTCAGCGCGCTTGGCGAGCCCTTCCCGCACAATCGCCTTCGCCGCGTGCCGCGCGGTATAGGCCCCAGAGCGATCCACCTTTGTGGCGTCCTTGCCGCTGAAGGCCCCGCCTCCGTGTCTGCCCTCGCCACCGTAGGTGTCAACAATGATCTTCCGACCTGTTAGGCCCGCGTCTGCCTCTGGCCCTCCCTGGACAAAGCGCCCGGTGGGGTTGATCAGAATCCAAACATTCGGGGCAAGCGTGCCCTCAAGGGCTGTGCGAACGAAGCGGTCAAGATCCTGCCGCAGGGCGCTGATCTGGTAATCGGCGTCGTGTTGCGAGGAAAGGATCACCGTTGAGATCAACCCCTGCTCCCCAACGGTCACCTGTGCCTTGCCGTCGGCGCCCAGGCCCCGAATCGCGTTGGCCTTGCGAACCTGGGCCAGCCGCCTTGTGAGGCTGTGCGCTGCCGTAATTGGCAGAGGCATCAAGTTAGGGGACTCGTCGCTGGCGTAGCCGTAAACGATCCCCTGGTCTCCAGCGCCAATGGCATCTGGCCGTATGACGCCCATCGCAATGTCCGGCGACTGCTGCTTGATTGACACCCGAACCTTGATCTTCCACGGATTCTTGTATCCAATTTCTAGGAGCGTCGCCATTGCGATAGCGGCGTGATCCACTTCGGCATCCGATGCAACCTCGCCAAAGATCCAAATCTCATCCCCGCTTGCGGCGACCTCGCAGGCAACCCGCGCCATCGGGTCCTGCATCAAATACGCGTCAAGAACGGCATCGCTGATCTGGTCGCAGATCTTGTCTGGGTGTCCTTCAGTTACCGATTCGGCTGTTCTCATTGCTCCTCCTTGTTTTGTTGGTGGCGGGCCAAGCGAGACAGTCGCCCAGCCCGCCGTTGATGATCTAGAAAGGGATCTCGTCCAGGCTGTCTTCCGGCACGAGCGCTGGCTTCGGAGCAGGAGCGCTTTGGGCAGCAATCCACTTGATGCTTGGCTTGTCCTTGCACCAGCCCCCGTCGCCGGTCTTGTGGCTGGCGGCGTAGAACGGTTGATATGGCTTGCCGCTTGCCTTGCTGATCCCGCCTGGCTTGAGGCTCCAGGCCTCGCCGTGGGAGCAGGCTCCATCGGTGGCCCCCTCAACAAAGAGCATCGCCGCCCTTGCCATCACCTGGTCGTCGTCAGAGAGCGCGCTAGAAGCCTCTGGCTTGGCAATTTGCGGGCCTGTGGCGGGGGCTGCCGCCCTTGTTGGGGCTTGGCCCCTCTCTGGGCTGTAGAGGCTCCTGCCGACCCCGATCTGCGCCGCGCACCTGCGGAGCGCATCCGAGGCCGCAGACTTGAGCGGCTCGTCATCCTGCGTGGAGTTCGGGTAGCCGAAGTCCTGCCGGATGGTCGACTTGCCCTCAATCACGATGACGAGCGAGCCGTGAACCACGCCGCGGATCGCGTCGGCCACCTTGACCTCAAACTGCCAGCCCTCAATGCCGAGGACATCATCTAGCCGCTGCGCCACCGCCCGTGCGTCGGCATAGGTGAAGACCAGCCCAGCCCTACCAGGTCGGTGCTTCAGATCCTTTTCATCAAACGGCGCTGCGAGCGCCTGTGCGATTTGCTTGCTCACTTGTCCACCTCCTCTGTCTTGAACTTGAACACCCGCGCACCGGGAACTTCCCGGGTGTACGCGTCTACAACTTCCACCGCAGGCTTGAGAGCCTCCAGCAACAGTTTGTAGTCCACCTTCTGGCTTGACTTGTTCTGCTTCCAAGTCGCAGACCAGCCTTCGCCTGCGACGCCAGCCTTCTCGCCGATAGCCTCCTTGAGACTGATGGCGAGGTTCTGGAGTTCCTGATCTAGCAACTTGGACTCGTACTGCGCTTCGGCGTATCGCTGCGCCACCCGGTCAATGCCAGCGTCGGCCTGCGCCCACTCCTCCAGTCCGTTCCACGGCGTGACCGATGCCAGCGCGTCGCTGTCCTCGCCCTGCAAGGGTGGCGGCGTCTGGGTTGCGATCAGGCTGCGGAACTCCACCGCCTTGCGGTACAGGCTCGTCTGCATCTCTAGGCTCGCCTCAACCCGCTCGATGCGGAATACCAAGCCACCGAGTAGCACCGCGACATCGCACCACGGCGCTTGCGTCACGAACATCTGCCACTGCACCTGCGCGACCACCTCTGGCGGCACAGGGTGCAGGCTCCAGCGCGGCGAGGTGCTCGTCTTGATCTCCACGAGGCCGTCCTCCCCGACGATGGTGCGATCCAGCGACGCCATCACCCAGGGAATGTCCTTGATGCGGACGATGCCGTTGCTGCGCTTCAACTTCTTGCCAGTCTCCATCTCGTAGAACTCGGCGACTGTTGATTCAAGAAGCAGGCCCCGGACTGCGGCTGCGCCGACCGGCTCAGGCTCGTAGCGACCAATCTTCTCTGCCCAGAGTTGATAGGGCGTCTTGTACGGCGAGAGTCCGGCAATGACTGCTGCCTCCGTTGCCGTGATGCCGTCAGCCCGAAGTGCGAACCACTCAGGGCTGCGCTGCTCTGCCTTAACGAACTCGTATTGCTTGCTCACTTGCCCTCCTTCTTTGCTCGATCTTTCTTTGCCCAGCCTTGACCAATGAACACCGCTGCGGCTGGCGTGTAGAGCAACTGCATCCAACGGCCACACTTCTCACAGCGCGGCGTGTAGGTGTTGTGGATCGAGTGCGTGTGTTCCTCACGCGCACCACACTCGCCGCAGCGGTATTCATAGACAGGCATCAGCCGATGACCAAGAACAG